TTCGTTGCCTAGCCCTGTTGTACCAGCAACACCAGTCGGCGTGACTGTTTCGCTGAGTATCAAACTACCAAGCGCAGAAGTGCCAGCTAGCCCCGTAACAGCAACGAACTCAGGTTCACCAAGTGAACTGAAGCCAGCATTTGCAATCGGGTGAAAGCCAAACATATTTAGCCGCCTTTACTGACAAGTTGCCAGCCTGTGCCCGTCCAAGTCAAATCGTACACACTTGCGTCATATATGGGCGGGTCTGCTACATCTATGTAACCTAAGCTAGCTCTATGCTCATACACCGCTTCAGCCGTTTTTGTAAGGCCAGTGTTCGCATCACGATCGCGGAACGGCAAAGTTGCGATTGGATAAGCACCGTTTTTGCTGTACATGACCATGAAATTTCTCCTAGGTCGGCCAGTTGCCGGCAGCTTTTTCTGTGTATTGAGAACGTAAGCTGAATACACTAGCGTAGGTGCGGGTGTCAGTGGCCACATCAATGACCTCGCCGCCGCTGGCGGCTGTCGGAGCGGCGGAAAAGGTCTTAGCGAACCGCGAGATCATAAAATCATCGAGATATCCGCTAAAGTAGTTTGTGTTTGTGTCTCCACCGATATGCACGTCGGTGGTGTTAGCAGCGATTGCCGCCGTGTTCGTCGACAAAGTGGTAGCGACGCCGTCCAAGTAGCCTACGAATTTTTTGTCGGCCTCTCGTACAACTGCGACGTGATACCACGTATTGGTCGAAACAGAACCAAATGCGGTGTTGACGCTTATTAAATTCCACGCAGAGCCGTTGGAGGTTGCACCCGCAACAATGTTTCCGTCTTTTACAGCGATGTAGATTGATCCATACGTGCCGTTATTTGCTCGTTTGTTGTAAATGATCCGATCACCGTTTGTGGCGCTTGGCCGCATCCAAAACTCAATAGTGAATACATCGTCGCCAAATTCAAAGTCGCCGCTATGAGGAACTTTCAAATAATCTCCACTGCCATCAAGCACTAGGCTTTTGCCGCCGAACTTCGCTTGCGTGGCAGAAACGTTCACGTTCCCGTAATGCTGCACAGGATGATTTCGCGCCTTGTCTTCAAAGCCCTCATCGAACGGCATGTACAACACCGCCAGGTCATTGCGGGCTTGGCTGACGGTTGTCGTAGCTGCACTCGCCGGCGGTGTAAAATATGCATTATGCAGGGCAAAACCATCTAAAATTCTAATATCGTCAATGTAACCTTGGAAATTTTGATTGCCAGATGGCGATGCACCAATAGTTAAATTATTATTAGTAGGCATTGCACCTGTAAAACTTCGGGAGCCTTGTAATCCGCCATTAATGAAAAGCCTAACCGTTCCAGCGCTTCTTGTGACCAAAACGTGATACCATTGATTTGAAGATGTCGCTGCCGTAGTAGAAATATTATTGCTGCCGTTCATCCAAAATCTTCCGCCTCCAGTGGCAAACTGAAACAACCAGCCCGAACCACTGTGGCATCCCATCGCAACTTGGTAACCACCAGTTAGACCTGTTGGGTACATCCAAAACGAAATAGAAAAATCTCCAGCAAATGACATGGCAGATTGAGAGCTTGCAACAGAAAGATCATCTCCATTTCCGTCCAATGCTAAACTGTAACCACCAAACTTTGCTCGTGTTGATGAAATAGCAGCGTTGCCATTTGCAGAGATGGAAAATGGATTGTCTGAGTCGTCATTTATGTCGCTATCAAACGGCAAGTACAACGACGTAAACCCTGTCGTGCTGTTGGTTTCGTTTGTGCCACTCAACGACGCGCCGACCGCCTGTGACGGTGGCACGAAGTTTTGCGTGTACAGGGCGATGCCTTTTGTGATGCGGATATCGTCTAAGTAACCCGTGAAGTAATTGCTGGCGGCCGCGTGCCGCCCGATGTCAATATTTGTGTTTGCAGAAGTGAGGTTAGAGTACGACTCCTCCCTGATTTGCACCCCGTCAATAAATTGACGCAAGGTTGTGCCATCAAAACAAACAGCGAAATGGTGCCAGGTGTTCACCAACCAAGCCGCGTCAGTGCTTCTCGCCGTACCGTCGTAGAATTGAAACCTTTTGTCGTTAGGGCGTATAGCGACATTCCAATTGTTCGTGCCTGTTCCGGTACTCATTATTATCTGAAAGTCGCTAGTGGTGTTTTCGGTGCAATAAAAGAAACCTTCAATCGTAAACGCCTCACTGTTGAAGGTTTGGAATGCGGAGCCAGAAGTGACAGTTAAGTAATCGTCTGTGCCATCTAACGCTAAACTAGAATTGAATTTTGCCTGCACTGACGATACCGCCGCGCCGTTGTTGGCTGTTACAGTGTACCCGTTCGCGCTGGCATCGTTTACGTTAGTGTCAAACGGTAAATAGAGGCTCACCGCACTTGTGTTAGTAGCTGCGGCGATAACGTTTGTTGTGAAACTCGCCGTCGGGTCAAACTGTATGTACCGTGGCATTAAATAACTCCACCGGCTGCTGAGGTTGGTGGTGTGAAATTAGAAGTATATTCAGCATGACCCTTAATTACTCTGAGGTCGTCGATGTAGCCCTTGAACGCAGAACCGCTAGTGCTTTGTCGGCCAATATCAACATTTCTTGTTGAGGTATAAATTGTAATGGTGTTTGTGGTTGATGCTGTTTCTGTGCCGTCTTGAAAAATTTTGAAAACGTTTCCATTGCGCACCCAAGCGATATGAACCCAGTTTCCAGGGGTGATTGAGGTTGAGCTTTCGAGCGTGGTACCATTCCAAGCAGTGCCGCTCGTAGAGGTGTAGATTGAGCAGCCATTTTTACCCGCGCCGAAGTAAAATGAACTATTGCTCGAAGCACCACTGATGCTTTTATTTAGCACCACTGAAGATGTTTTATTTCCAGCGTTGCTATCTAGATTGACCCAGGCAGTAACAGTGAAATCACCGCTTCCAAAGTCAAAAGAACTATGATCTGGAATTGTTAAATAATCTGTCGCAACCCCTCCACTATTTGTATTGCTAGAAAGGTCTAAACTTTTTGCACCGTATTTGACTTGGGCTGTTGAAACAGCAGCACTCCCGTATGCGGTCACAGTATGGCTGTTGCTGCTATCGTCTTGAATGTCGACATCAAACGGCAAATAAAGCGAGATGCGATTGTCGAATGTGACTGGCCAAGTGCCGGCTTTGAAGTTTTCTGCCACAACAGCACTGTTTAAGTTCCAAACAGATGAAAACGTGCGGCTGTCGGTGGTGGTTCCTAAAACCTCACCGCCGCTGGCGGCTGAAGGCGCAGAAGTGAAAACCATTCCGAATCCTTTAACAATCAACAGATCGTCGATGTAACCGTCATATCGCCTTGTGTTGGATATGTTTTGTTTTCCTATGAAAAGGCTGCGAGAAACTGTGTCACTGTAATTGTTGGTATCCGATGCGCTGCCGACGGTCGTGCCGTCAACCACGATACTCGTCGTGTTGCTTGACTTGATAATTGCCACATGATGCCAGGTTGCTGCGCTGAGGCAGTTGCTTGTTGTGACAAGCTCAGCGCTTGAGCGCGCCCAGATCAGAGTCTGGTTCTTTTGATGTAAAGTAAACCAAGCACCGTTGGTGTTTGTGCTGGCGTCGTGATCGAGAATAGTTGCGTAAGAGCCATTGTTCGCGCTCGTGTTGACGCTATCCGGCCTGATGAACATTGAAATGGTAAAATCATTCGAACCGAAATTAAAATTGCCAGTGCTTTCAACCGCGAGATAATCGCCGGTAGCATCAATAAAAAGACTTTTGCCACCAAACTGCGCTTGCGTGGCGGAGATCGCTGCATTGCCGTTTGCCGTTACTGAATGGTTCCTGGCCTTATCTTCAAGGCCATCATCGAACGGCAGATAAAGCACCGCCAGGTCGTTGCGGGCCTGGCTGACGGTTGTTGTAAGTGGGCTGGTGGGAGGCGTGAACGAGCTTGTATTTAAGGCAAAGCCCTTCAGAACCAACACATCGTCGATGTAGGAATTTGACCATTCTGCACCGCTACCGCCAGGTGCGCCTGCTAGGTGAAACGCGACGTTGGCTGACGTAGTGATCGCGACAGAGCTTGTATAAGTGTCTTCTAAGTTTCCGTTTACGAATAAAAAGAA